ATACCATCGGGGTGATTTTGTGAACGTATTTACATCATATTATGCAAACTATCGGAAATTTGGAGATCTTGTCCCCGTCTCAATCAGTATTTATCCTCCAAATGGTTTCAAAGGGAAACTGTTTCAGAAGATTGCACCAACAAAAGAGATGCTTGATGAGTATAAGCGAAATAGAAATGAACATGATTATAAATATCGATACTGGCATGATGTGATAAAAAGATTCAATCCAAATGAACTATATTCTGAGATTGAAAAGCTTACAAACGGCAAGGATTGCGTGCTGCTATGTTTTGAAAAACCGACTGATTTCTGTCATAGACATTTGTTTGCAACATGGATGAACAAAAATGGGTACAACATTCAAGAACTATGATGATTACGGTCGTTGTATGAACAAAAGCGCAATCTGTAGCAAACATTCTTAGTCCAGATCTGGAAGAAATAGGAAAAACATGCGGTGCGGTCTTTGCATGACCGTTAAATGTCCAGTAAGGCGCGAGGGCAAGCGTCACCTCCTCTTCTGGCACAAGGGAAGGACAATAAAGCCCAAGCAGGAGGAAACAGCCGCAAGCCAAGCCGGGGGGCTTTGTACCCCGGATTTAGCGTATGTTTTGAATTAAAACATACGATTTCGTTCAATTTGAGCATAGCTTTGCAACTTGTTTGGGAGGGTGAAAGCCCTCCTATTAAATTTCAGCTTTATGCGATAGCACGCCACCGTCAAAACCCGTAAGATTGGGCTGGAGGCGATGCTATGATTATTACGTTCCAAGAGTTCGAAGCGCATGAGCAGGACAGGGCGAAGTGGCTTGGACAGGCAATCGCTCAGTACATGCGCAGCGATGAGTATAAGCTGGCACAGGAAGCAGACCTGTACGAAAAGCAGCAGAACACCAAGATTACTAATTACATTCGTAAGGTCTACGATATTACAGGACGGGCTTCGGAGGATTTTACGAATCCGAACAACAGGATTGCCAGTAATTTCTTCCATCTGCTCAATACGCAGAGGGCAAGCTACTCGCTTGGCAATGGCGTTTCTTTTGCCGGGAAGTCACTGGAACAACAAGCTGATATGAGCATGAAAGTGCATGATCCGACAAAGGATGAGCTTGGCAATGACTTTGACGATATCCTTTATCAGACAGGGTTCTATGCGCTGGAACACGGCGTATGCTATTGTTTTGACAATGACGGGGAGTATCACGTTTTCCCGATGACAGAGTTCCTGCCTTTTAAGGACGAAGTTACTGGAAAGATCAGAGCCGGAGTAAGGTTCTGGTGCTTGGAATGGAAGAAGCGTCCGGTCATTGTCGATCTGTATGAGGAAGACGGATACAGCCGTTATATGACTGCATTAAAACAGGAGGAAGTATGAACGGACAGCAATGGGTAAAAGAGTTAAGGCATAGAGTAAATAAAGCAAATGGCGAATATTATGATGTTATTTAACTGGATTTTGACGATGTGGATGAAATAATTGAAATTATTGAAAAAACATATAAACCGGAGTGCGAACACGCTGAACATGACGGAACAGGATGCCTTGGGTATGGCATAAGTTCACAGGATGATGAGCCAATAGAAGCTTGCAAAAACTGCAATAAATACACAGGTAATGTTGTAACTTAAAGGTGAATGTAAAAGAGGGGCTACCGCCCTCTTGCTACGGACAATAATGTCCTTCGCAAATCAGTAGCCCCTTCTTCTTTAGCCATTCGTCTACAGCGTGATAACACAGTTCTAACGCAGTTCTAACGCAAAGTCAGCGATAATTCAGTGAAAGTCAGCAAAAGAAAAAGCCGTCCGGAGCGATCCGGGCGGCTGTACTATGAACAGGATCAGGCGTATTTTTTGTATGATGCCTTCGTGGCGGATTTATCCAGGACCACGTATCGCATCGTGGTGTCGAGCTTGTCATGACCAAGGATCGCGGCGACCTCCTGAATGGGCATACCGTGGGCGATCAGAGTGGTGGCCAGGGTGCGGCGGAACTTGTGCGGGTGCACATGCTCGACTCCGGCAGCGCGGGCCAGCTCTTTCAGCATGAACCGGATTCCGCCCGGCTCGATGCGTTTCCCGAAACGATTGATAAACAGTGCCGGGTTCATATCGCTTCTGGTTGCCAGATAATGGTGCAGATGCAGCGCGGTGACATCATCGAAAAAGACCGTCCGTTCCTTGTTCCCTTTACCGAGGACGACGATTTCATTGTTCTGGAAATCAATGTCGGTCCGGTTGAGCTGCGTCACCTCGCTGATCCGGCAGCCGGTGGACATCAGCAGATTGAGGATCGCCATGTTCCGGGTATCGGAGCATGCGGTCCTGAGTTTTTCGATATCCACATTAGTGTATGCCTCTTTGACTTTCTTCTGGATCTTGATCGCGCCGATATTTGACATCGGATTACGGTCGATCAGCTGCTCACGGAACAGCCATCCGAAAAAACCGGAGAAAACAAGACGCTCAGATTCCAGCGAGCTGTCGGCGATCCCGCGTGCGCTCTCACGGGACAGCCAGCTCCGGATGTGATAGACGGTGATGGACCGAATCGGCGTTTTGAGATCCTCCAGAAGGCGGCCTATCACATAGCGATAGCGCTCAATGGTTTTCGGACTGCGCCCCTGGATTTTCAGCGCGGAGATATAGGCCTCGAACAGATCATAGGATCCGGCATCATCCGCGTCTGCGCTGCGCGTGAGATCATAGCGCTGCAGCGTATCGGAGACGAGGGTCAGCACCCGCGCCATATCGGCAGCGGTGACAGAGGTGGACAGCTGATGCTCCAGTTCGGAGAGGAAGGTCGCTTTTGTTTCGAGTGACATGAAAACACATCCTTTCTATTGATATAGGCGAAAGAATGTGATAACATCACTCATTGGAGGATGTGCCTTGACCACATCTTCCGCCGGAGCGTAAGCGGGTACCAGCCGCGAGCGCTCTTTTTAGAATTTAGAGGCTATCAGAGCAGAAACGGAAACGCCTTTTTCCTGGGCTTCCTTGCGGATCCGGTCTGCTGTAGCTGCGTCGAGACTCACGGACAGGGTGACGCGTTCGTCTGATTCAGAGACCGGGCCAAATTCGGCCATATAGTCATCCGCATCCATGTTTTCCTCGGCCCATTCGCTGGCACTTTTGTGAGACAGCGGAATTATTTTTTCGCCGCCCATCCATTGATTCTGACCGACAGATTTGGCATATCGACTTGACGGACCGCCTGCGCCGTGGAGGAAATACTCTCCGGTGCGTTTTTTGTACAGGCGTTCACAATAATACCGGAAATCCCTTGGACCGTCTCCGTGGGAAATGACCGCAATTTCCTTTGCAGTATCCGTGTCGTAGAGTTTGCCATCGATGATTTTTTTCATGTGTGATTCCTCCTTCTTTAATCTTCAAGGCCGGCCAGCTTGGCGGCGGCTTCGCGCAGGATGTTGCTGTCGCTGAAAACTTTTTCGAGCTTCACGTCGATGTAAGTTTTCGCGTCCAGCATCTGACGGGCGTGGCTGTTGCTGATTGATTCACCCTGGAATTCTGCGGAGCTGATGTTCCCGGTTTTGTAGTGGGTGCAGTTCAGGCCCAGCGCTGTGGCATTGATGTACAGGCGATCCATGCCGTTTTTCTGCCAGCGCTTGAAACCCAGGGCTGTCAGTTCGTCGATGCGGTCAATAACTGCCTTTTTCATGCCTTTGACTTCCTCCCATGCCATCCGGAGAGCCATCGCGATGTACTCCATGGCTTTTCCGCCGAACTTCGCTGCTGCATTCCGGGCGATGCTCCAGGCTTTCTTCATGACGTTCTTCATTGTGGTGACCCTCCTTTATTTTCTGGTTCCTCTCGGAACGACTATATCTTATCACAGAGTTTATATAAAGTCAACACTTTTTTGAGTTTATTTGAATATTTTTTCTTATTTTTTCGGAGGCGATGTTGATGGTTGCTTCATTTTTCTGCGGCGCTGTCGTAGGCGCATTGATCATGCTGCTGGTGTTAATCATCATCGAAGACGATGGGGGACAGCATCATGATCATTAGTGTTAAAACGTTTCTGAGCTATGTGGAAGCGATCGCAGCCGAAGAGCCATCATACAGAATCGGCGGATACGGATCAGACGGGACCTGCGACTGCATCGGCCTGATCATCGGCGCGATCCGGCGGGCCGGCGGCAGCTGGACAGGGACGCACGGAAGCAATTACGCGGCCAGATATGAGATCGACGACTTACAGGAGATCAAAAACAGCGGAGATCTGCAGATCGGTGACGCTGTGCTGAAAGCCCATAATCCTGGAGAAGACGGCTATGACGCGGAGACGATCAGCAGAAAATACGCGAATCATCCGGACCAGCGGGATTATTATCACATCGGCGTGGTGATGTCCGTGGCTCCGCTGCGGATCCGTCACATGACGACGCCCAAGCCCAAGATGGACACATCGCTCGGGAAATGGAAGTATCACGGGCAACTGAAGAAGATCGGAAATAGCATCGAAAGCGGAGAGACCGAGATGGAAGAAATTACCCTCAGAGGCGGAAATGAGAATACAACCATCAATTTGCGGGCCGGGCCAGATACGTCCCGCGTAATCATCGCGGATATCCCGCAGGGCAGCAAAGCGCAGCTGCTGAGCGTGGTGAATGAAAGATGGTGCAAAATCAAATTCGGAACAAAATCCGGTTATGTCATGAGCAAATTTGTACACCGACAGAATCATGGTGATCAGGATCCTGTTCCGGCTGAACCTGTGACGGGAAATGTTCAGGTTCCGCGGACGGATCTTGAGAAGGTTTATGATACGATCGGGGACTGGCTGGGCCTGAGGGGGTGACGGAATTGCCTGATGCTGTGCTGGCCGCGCTGATCACCGGGGCCTGTGCGATTGTCGCTCAGATCATTATTTCATGGTCAACGACTAAGGATCTGTATGCGAAACTGGAGAAAAAATCAGAGATCGACGACGTGAAGCTGGATGCGAAATTAGAGAAACACATCGCGGTGGTAGACACTAAGATTGAGGAACTGACAAGGGAAGTCAGGGAACATAACAATTTTGCGAAGCGGATGCCGGTCCTGGAAGAAAAAGTTGCCAACCTCGAAAAGAAAGGAGCATGAAAATGACAAATTTGGGCGAATGGTTTAAGGCTGCACTGATCCGGGCGATCCGGACGTTTGCGGAATCCATGCTGGCGTATATCGGCACCGGGGCGCTGGTTCTCGGAGACGTGAACTGGATCGCTGCGCTGAGCGCCGGAGGCCTTGGGTTCGTGCTGGCGATCCTGATGGCGCTGGCCGGACTGCCGGAAGTGAAACCGCCCGACAATGAATAATTCTATCCGTCCATTTTCCGGAGCTTCCGGGGGACTGACTGGCACATATAGTGTGGTGGTTCATCTCCACCATATAAATGCCAGTTGAATAAAATACTATAATCTTCAGCTGACACGAGTACCTTATAAATAGCCGCTTGCAGCAGTGTTTTCTGCTGATCTGGCGGCTGTTTTTTTATTTTTTCACAAGCCATTATGGCCGCTGATGTGGCAGCGGGATCATATCTGGAGGCCGGACGGCGCAGAGACGCAGCTCTGGATTCCAGATCAGCCCGATTATTTTCGAGGCGGCGCAGATCATCCGCCAGGGAAGCCGGCGCGGAATCTGAGCCGGAAATGAACGATACGATACGGGCGATCTGTTTATTAATACTAAGAATCTCCTGGTCAATGGCACGGGCTTCGGCTTCGTGTTCCTCATCAGCGGCATCAGCATAATTGTTTGCAACGGCACAAGCTGCTGCAATCGCGTCAGATCCGGAGACAGCCATCCGCTCCAGAACAGAGAAGACGGCATCCTGCAGCTGCTCCATGCGGGCCGGTCGGCAGCAGGACGATTTGCAGGAATAATATCGCTGTTTCGTACCATCGCGGTCCTTTCCACCATAGTTGAGAGGCATCAGACGGCCGCAGACAGCGCAATAGACGAGACCTGAAAGCGGATAGATCTGCCGGGCGACCTGCAAAGCAGATGCGGATCTGGACTGATCCCGGATCGCACAGACGCGGGTCCATTCCTCCTGGGAGATGATCGCCGGAACGCCTCCGGGGACGCGGATCGTTTCGGGCGATGTGATGCGGTGACGCGGATCCGCGCCGAGGCGCCGGATATAAGTGCCGGTGTAAATCTCATTTTTCAATAAAAAATTGAGATCTGTTTTCTTATAGGATGTTTTCCTGGTGCCGGGGAATGTGAACGAATTCAGATAATCGAGAATCCTGGTATACCCGCTGCGGGCAAGATACATATCGAATACATGACGCACAATGGGCGCGGTGACCGGATCCAGCTGATAGTGTTTCGATTCGTCGATGGTATATCCCAGCGGAACATGACCGCCGAGATATTTGCAGTCACGGGCCAGATGCTTGTGCGCCATGACCACGCGGTCGGAATCCTGTTCGCGCTCCAGCTGCGCGAAAGAGGCGAGGAGGTTCAGCATCATCCTGCCGGAGGGTGTTGACGTGTCGATGGACTCCGTGACGGAGTACAGGGCAATGCCGCGGGGCTTGAATACATCCTCAATGATGGTGAGGGTATCCCGGAGCGAGCGGGACAGCCGATCCAATTTCCAGACCACGACTGCGGAAACGGGCGAGGACCTGCAGACGGAAAGCAGCTGCTGCAGCGCAGGGCGGTTCATGTTTTTCCCGGAATATCCGGGATCTTCAAAAATCTGGATATTCTGCGAGGTCATGGCCGCATACCCCTGCAGAATCCCGCGCTGCGCTTCGA